GGCGTTAAATTAAGTTTTTTGGCCAAGCTCAATTCAGATGGATTCAGACGAACCCTCTTAGGTGAAGTTGTCCTTGTAGCCGGTGCAACCACCGAGCTTTTACGCACTGGGCGTTCTTCTTGTTCCGCTTCTTCACCAAATTTCTCTGGGAAACGCTTGCGGATAGTTGCGTCTATCTTTCGATAATACTCTTGTGATGAAACCTGAACACCCTCGCGGCGAAGCTTCTCATGTAAGCCAAGCGCCAGACTGGTCATCTCTTCATCTTCCCCAAACCACTGATTCTGCTGTTGCCATGCTTGCGCGCTGGGGTCAGGCCGATACTGTGGTGTAGGCTGTGGAGCTGTTTGTACTACAGGTTTTTCTTCTTGTAAAGGGGTGGGCTTAAAGTTTTTAACTTTATCCGCCTTTAACGTGGCCTGAGTTAGACGTTCTTGGGCTTCCATGACCTTGTCGGTATCGCCAGAATCATAAGCTTCTCGATATTCCTTCTTGGCCGCTTCCACTTCCATTTGTACTGCGCGTTGCACTGTAGCTAAGACGTTCTTCTCGCTATTGTTCAGATTTGACTTGAGGCGTTTGTTCTCCTCCATCATTTTTTGAGCAAAACCAATAGCCTCTTGCTGTTCGCGCAAAGCATTTTCTTTCTCGCGGCGCTCGTCATGCGCCAGCTTTTTCATTTGGATTAACTTCTTTTTGACCTTACTGGAATAGTCTTCCAGCTCATCGTTATAAAGCTCTTCTTTAACTTTTTCATCCATCGGAGGTTTATTGCGATCCTCCGCCGGCGTGTTGTCTTCTACGTCAATAATGATCTGATCATCAGTTTGATCGTCTTCAGTTGTGACTTTTACGTCATCCTGTTCATCTGGAAATTTGAATGTTGCCATGTTGTTCCTTATTTGCGGCGAATACCGCGAGGATCATCTACTACGCCCTCAACAGAATCGTCATTGATCACACGGAATTCTTTGCCGTGAATGACCAGTCGGGTTCCTGAGTTGGGTCTAATCAAGATAAAGTCACCCTTCTTGCAGTACGGGCCAGATGGGAATCGGCTTTCGTCTTTGTAGCAGTCTGGGCCCATGTCTACTACGAATAACACAGTAGTCAGGGTTTCCTCAATCATGAGAGTTTCTTCCGCTTTAATGAGTCCGGAATCTCCATATTCTTTTTCCATATCAGGTATGGCACAAAGAATTCTGTAACCAGATGGACGGGGAAGTTGTTTAGCCTTCTCCTCTGGTTTTGTGTTCAAGATCTTGGATAAATCCACGGCCTTGGTTATGTCGAGATTTGAAATCTCACTCGTCATCGTCATTGTGGGTAATTCTTTCCTGTAGGTCTATGATGTATAAACGTGCAGTGAGTAGACCTTTAACCTCTCCGCACATCCTTCTGTACTCCGCATAATCTTCAGCCTTACCATCAGCTATAGACATTTGGAGTTGAGAAACTTTGTCATCTATCTTTGACGATAGAAGTTTTAAATATTTATCGACCATTGTTTCGTCCCTTTATAAGATCAGCCAACATACGGCGCTTTTCGTTGTCATTGTCAGCAGCCAAACTCATTTGGTTTTTCTCCATGTCAGCTTGAAGCCGAGCCATATCAATCTCCTTTTGGGTCATGATGCGCTCGCGCTCAATCTGCTGCTGGGACTGTTTAAGCTGGGCGTCAGTAGCATCTTTCTGCGCCTTACGTTGAACCTCTTGGCCCTTAAGCTGTAGCTCTGCTTGTTGCATCTGGATCATTGGATCCTGCGCCATTTGTTGATTCTGTGCTTGTTGTGCTTGTGCAGTGTTGAGCTGCAGCAGCTGCGCGCCGGCCTGTGCAATCAACCTAGACAATTGAACTTCCACATCTTCTGGTAATTTCTCTTCTGGAGGCGGTAGTGGCACACCCATTTGCTTCTCTATTAACTGTCTATAGTGGAAACCTAAGTGTTCGGCTATGTGTGCCTGCAATGCAGCCATGATCACGTTGGCTTGTGGGTTCTGGCCAATAGTCTTCATGATCAAAGGATCTTGCATGAACATCTGGTGAGCTGCAATGTGGGCTTGTTGGTCTTGATAGATAAATGCCTTCATTGGTTGACCCTTTAAGGCGTTCATGTTCTCTGTAATTGGATCTTTTGGCAGCTCATCGTCAGGTAAAGGCACCAGTTTTTGGGCGTTTTTAATACCCAAAACATCCAGCATTTGCCTATGTAATTGCGGTAAATCATAGATCTGTGGCGCCATCTGGGCCAGCTGGATAACCGCTTGATACTGAACAATCTTCTGGGCCATCGTGGCCGCATTAGGATCTGACACTGGAATAACATCCACCATGTCGTAATCAGACTGTTTGGCTTTGCGACTACCTTCTTCTGGCTCATAAGCGTACTCAGGAGGTGTGAACTCTCTAATAATGTCGCGCAGTAAGTGGAGCTCTTGCTTAAACGAGTAGTGAATACGCGCTTGAACGGCTGTCATCACCTTTAATGTGCGCTCAAGAATCGCCAGTGTTGTGCCCACTGGTGAGTTGGCAGACATATCAGCAACTTGGATGTCAGCAGCCGAGGCGAACTTACGTCCTTCGTCAACGATCTTGTCTAACAGACCAGCCAGAACCTGTGACGGCTCTTTATAGGGCAAAGCCATGATGTTTTCGGCAATAGTTCCGCTTGGTACGTCAACATCGCGCCACTCAGCTGGGCCGATGGGGGTATCGTCACCTTTAACACGTAGACCACGGGTCTTAAAGCCGCCGGGCAAGTTGGCCAGCGTCCCTGCATCCACCAACTGGCGCAGAATAGACGTACCAGACTTGGCAAATGCGCCAACAAGGTGAATTAGGCCAAAACAGTAGAAACCAAAGCCAGGAACGTAACCATAGTGGACGTAATGCTGACGCTTGGTGTACAACTCATCGCCTTCATTCCAGTTTCTGCGAATGGCCAGACATTTACTACTGCCTTTTTCAATTGTAACGATATAAGGTAAGGCAATTCCCGTAGGTTCACCGTCTTTGTCTTTGTGTTCGTAGCCTTCTAAGTCAAGATTGACGTTAATCTCAAGAAGTTTGTAGCGATCATCAGACGTAGCGCGGAAACCCATCTTCTCGGCGATCTTTTTCTCTACATCATCAAGAGTATTGTTAGGTTCACCCAGTTCTATATCAGCGTAGAAGCCAGCGACTTGTAATTTGCGTAGATCGTTCTCTGTTTTACGCATCACATGGGTAACGCGAGGGCTTGTGTTCAGATCAGAGGCGCCATATGGGACAACTAAGTCTTCAGCCGGGACAAAAATAGATGTCTGACGGTCTAGGTTTGGATCAAAGTAGACTTTCTTGAACGCATTTCCCGATAATCCCAGTCCCCAGACCATTCTTTCGTGCTCTGGCCGGAACTCCGTCATCACATCAGTCAGTTGATAGTTCATATCATCCTGAACCCTGATAGCGGCGTCTTTTTTCTCTTGCGTTTCCTTACCAATAATCTGAGTCTTCACGGGCCCAGCAGCTGGAAACGTGCTCATCATGATTTCAGCTTGGAATTTAACCAGAGCTTCAGACAAAAGTGGGTGGTAAACACCGCAAGCACCGATCCAAGGGTCTGCGCGCTCTTCAATCTTCATTCCCAAAAGCTCTAAACCGTCTACATAGGTCTGCATCCAGTCTTTGCGGGAGTTAACGTCATCATCAAAGTCGCCAACAAGGTCAGTCACTATCCCAGCAACCACCGAATCAGGCAAGAACTCAACCAAATTAGCGTTGAAATCTTCTTCTTCACCGCCCATTAGCTCAATTTCTATCCCATCCATCTCAATGGTGACAGACTCAGGGTCTTCAATCTCAATCTCAATGTCGGGCTCGGTACCCATAAGACCTTCTAAACCCTCTGGGGCGGCGTACAGTGATTTTTCAATGGACATATGTATCCTTAATAGTAAGAGACTTTGCGCCTGAACGAACGAATCTCATCTTCTTCGTCAGTTTGCAATCGAATAAACCCGCCTTTTCTGAACCTTATCAGAGCCTGCGTAGATGAGTCAACCAAGTCATCGTGGTCTGAATTGGGAAATGCTGCCATCTCCTCAATTAACTCATCAGCCCACCTTGTAGCTGGCGCCCATACCTTACCGCTGGCAAATAAATCAGATACAGAATTGATCCTAACCATCTTATCATTACCCCTTGACGGCGTAAACTCAGAAACAGGAATTCCCATTGCCCTCAGTTCATAAATCAACGGCGCTCCCGAAGCCTTGGCCTCAACAATAAAAGCATCTGGCTCCCACTCTTTATAGTGGTTAAACGCCTTCTCCTTTAGTTCAGGAAACTCCATCCTCTTTTTAAACGCATCCAAAAGAATCACGTTGGCGTCATTCTGGTTCTCATTTAGATAGAAAACCCCCCAAGTCGTACAAGCGGAATAGTCGGCCCGTTCAGATTTTGTAAACGCCGTATCCCAAGACTGGATCACAAACTCACACTTAGGTGGATCATCATGCTTCCATTCTTTCCACCACTCCCTCTTAACAATCGCACCCTCTTCAGATGTCGGGCTTTGTTGGTACTGGGCGTTCCACTTGGCGGCAGGCAGTTCAGACTTTAAAGCTTCGAGTTCCTCAAGGCTCCAAAACTCTGGCCATAAGGGATTTCCCGATGGCAGGATCGCAGGGAAGTCAATTACCTCCCAGTCATCGTTACCGTCTTTTTCCACAGCAGACTTAAGGATCCGGCCAGTCAGATCTCTCTTGGCCCAGCGTGTCATCACGACAATAATCGCCCCTCCAGGCTGGAGACGTTGACGCGGCCCAGATGTGTACCACTCATAGACTTTATCAAAGACAGAAGGATCTCCAGATGCAAGGGCGGCTTCTTGCTCGGAATGGGGATCATCAATAATCAGTAGATCAGCGCCTTTCCCCGTTACCGTACCGCCCACCCCGATAGCGAAGTATTCTCCATTCTTATTGGTAGACCAACGGCCAGCTGCTTTGCTGTCTGACCTTAAATTAACATTGGGGAATATCTTAGAGAACGGCTCACTGGCTACTAAGTTACGAACCTTACGGCCAAAGCCTACCGCGAGTTCTGCGGTGTTCGAGCACTGGATGATCTTCTTACTAGGATCCCGTCCTAAAAACCAAGCCGGCAGCATATAACTGGCAAACTCAGACTTTGTATGCCGAGGAGGCATATTGATAATCAGCCTCTTAATCTTACCCGTAGCGATCTCTTCAAACTTACGAGCCATCACTTTATGGTGGCGTCCGTCAATAAACCCCGGCCACATCGCATGGGCGAATTTATCAAAATCATCAAAGGCTTCTTCCCTTTGTTGGCTGGCTTCTAATGCGTCTAAGTCGTCTAGGTAAGCGGCCTGCTCGTTAGAAGGTAGTGCAAAGAAACTCTTTGCGGCCTCGGAGGCTTCTTGTTTCGTCATGTTAAGGGCGTTCATCACCCTCCTGACAAACAGGTCAACCTCTTCCTGCCTCTCCATCTCTTGTTTTTTATTCATCGTTTAATTGTTACAACAACTTCGCTTTCTTTCCAATCAAACGCCACCCTGTCTAAAGATTGGAATAACTTGTGAGCCGTAAAAAATTTACAGTTCTTGCCATTTTCAATTCTTGAAATAGTAGGCTGGGCAACACCAGACTTTTCCGCTAACTCTTTAACAGTCAGCCCCATAGCTGCACGGCCAACCTTAATCGCATATCCAGTATCCATTACATAGTTCATGGTAAGTTCCTCAGTTTTAAATAAGATGGTCTAACACTTCTCGCAGAATTCTTAGCCCGCCGGCATATTCCAAGGTCACAGAGCTTCTTTACCACACGGTGTACATTCCCGCGCCCTCTGTCCCCAGTATGAAACATAATGTCATCTATAGAAGGCCCATAACCAAAGTTCCTCCAATACTCATCTATCACAAGGAACACAGTCCTCTGCTTCTCAGTCATACACGCCCCTATACACGCATCGTAAGTTTGTTGAATCATTTTGTAAGAAATCAGTAAGGTTCATATTATCAGCTGATAATATACCCCGCCACTTTTTGTATGCAAAACATAAGGGGCGTCATTCTTTATCAAAGTCCAAGACGGTGTCGGGATTTTTTTGTATACCCCCCCCATCCATTTTTAATGGTGATTGAATGAGTGGAACAGTATGCGTTAGGTCGCCCGTGTGCGCCCCGCCTGCAATGGGGGATGCCCCTGCGGTGGGTGTGTCTGATGGCGCATTCACAGACCCATCACCGCCCTTGATCTCCTCAAGCAGTGTCAGTGCATCGTCCTTGGCCTTGACATCAGTGACCTTGCCCAGTCGTTCAAGCAGTCTGGTTCGTATGTCTGAGCTCTTGTGGATGATCGTGCTCTCCTTCCTCTCCAGAAAAGCCCCGACCTCAAACAGATTGCCAATCATCTGCAAAGCCTTCATCCTTTGTGCGGGTGGCCAGTCATCATCAAGTGAGTGCTGGACGAGCTGTTGCACCAAGAGTGCCTTCAGTTGAATAGGGTTTCTATGTTTCTCTGCCTCTAAAGCCAGTCTGTAGGCCTCGACCTCACGTTGAACCCTAGCATCGGACGCTACCTTATATGGTGCGGTGAGGATGGTTGACTTGGCAGGCCTTGGGTTATAGCTCTGTCTGTACGCCTCTGCCTTTGTCTCACCTAATGCGATGGCGTGAGCAAATGCCTTTTGCTTACTGGTGAGCTTTGGCCTCTTGCCTTCTCCGCTACTTAGTAGAGTCTCTATCGGAATCGTATCAAGGCCTTCTCTGATTTGCGTGCGAGTTAGTTTTTGGGGCATGGTTGTTTCATGGGTATGAATTAGGAATCCCGAACATAACAGACCCCGCGAATCTTTGCAAACCAGTCAGGCCGGACTGGTCATGAGCTCCATCACCGCATCCAGTCCCTTCATAGTGACATCCCATGGACGAGCTCCGTCACGCGCATGAGCTCTGCTGCCTAAATTGTCATTACAAAATATTTTAAAAAAACCTATAAAAAACTCTTGACAGGTCAACACATGACATGGCGTAATCGTTATTCATGTGTTAGTCAATCAATTTAAAGGAGTAAGTTAATGAAGCCTCTCTACCTTATAGCCTGCAGTAACAAGAAGCTAGACCGCCCTGCAAAGGGACGCGACCTCTATCAAGGTCAAGCCTTCAAGTTTGCTCTACGCGCCTCTGAACGAGCTGAAGCAGATGTGATCATCCTCTCTGCTCTTCATGGTGTTGTTATGCCTCACGCACAATACGCGCCCTATGACAAAGCCCTCTGCAACATGACCAAGGCCGAACGCGCTGAGTGGGCAGAGATCGTGCAAGCCCAGTTAAAGATGCTAGGTGCATATGACCGCGAGATCACAGTCCTTGCAGGAGCTGACTACGCGAGTGCCGTTAAAGGTTTCCCAAATGTTCGCCTCCCTCTCAAGGGTCAGGGAATCGGACAACAGTTACAGACCCTCAAACACTTAGGAGAGTGAACCATGACAGACGTTGAATACAGATACGTGAATGCCCAACTGATCAAAGCCCTGCCCCTGCCTCCGCAGATGTGCGGGCAGATCAAGATCAAACTCTACTCAGAACAAGGCCAATCCAACTGGATGAACATTACCCCTGACCAACTCAGGAAGATCGAGCTCACATTACTGGAGGACGCATGAAGTATTACCGCCACACCACCACCTTGCGCGAGGAGCTCGAGCTCAAGCGCAGACAAGCCCGAGTCCTATCAGGCACACACTTCCTGATCATTTTGGTAGTGCCCGTTATTGCCTTCTTCATTGCCATGTGGGTGATGTCATGATGTCCGAGTCACAAGTCATTACCCTCGGATGGTGTTACGAGATGGCAAAGGCTGACAGGGCGCAAGCCCTGCGCCAACAATTCAACACCCTCCTCAAGGAGCTGACCACCACAGAGTCGCGCCAGTGGTATATCCACTTGTTCAACCAAGGACGCGAGGAGGCTAGACGCAAATGACAGAACGCGAACAAATCGTCTATCTCAGAACGGCCTTAAAAAACCTTACCCAGTCTGCTGACCGCTACATCGAAGATGGGTCATGGGTCGAGCATTTATCACTGGATATTGAATTCGCCAAGGGCATTCTTAAAACCACCAAACCACAGAAGGAGCAAATGCAATGACACACGCAGAACTAAAAGCAAAAATCATCGAATTATTGGAAGACAACCACCCAAACGACATTTCTTACATTCTGAACATTGAAGACGATGAAGTCTTAAAAATAGTGCATGAAATTTACAGGGACGGAGGCTTGATGAAGCCCCAGTATTGGGAATCCGAGCAAGTAGGCGATATTTGGGCAATCTATGGCAAGGATCGTGCCGGTGAATACATAGACGAGAACGGAGACTACCTTGGCTTTGATACCGAGGAAGAAGCAGACAAATACATACAGGAGGAAATCAAATGACACACGAAATAGTCCACAAGGAATCAGGCCGAGTCATTGGCACATACCCAAACTGGGAGAAGGCCTATGAGGCCTATGGCCTTCTTGGCTATGAGCAGACAGACCACGCTATCGGTGAAGCCGACACAGGCTATCTCGAACGAGTCAGACAGGCCGACGAAGACAGTCGTCAGTCGCGTCAACGCTACGAGGCCATGCGGATTAACAGAGGTGAACCACCAAAGGAAATTACGCGCCAAAGATTTTGGGAATTGCTCGAAGTCCTTATGCCTGCAGACTGGACGCAAGCAGGGTCAACCGAGTCCTTCAGAGTCATTGAGTGCCAAACAGATGACCTCTACACATGGTGCGCCCGAGTCGGTGATCGTTACTTTGAAATGATTGCGCCAAAGAAAACCACACACGCAAAAATTATCAAACTTGTTAAGGAGCAAATGAAATGAAAGTATCCGAGCTGATCAACCAACTCACCCAGTTGCCACAAGACCTTGATGTCTTGATTTGGGACGCAGGGAATCGAATGAACATTTCAATGGTAGATGACGCATTCATTTATGACGAGCAATACGCATTCGTTGAGCTCAACACAGACACAGACGAGGAAAAGAAATACGAAGTAAGAAACCACAACCAAACACTTTTAGGCGAATTTAAAACTAAGTCTGCTGCCGAAGAATCAGCAAAGTTTTATCGCGAGCAAACAGGCAATCCCGCCTACATCGAGGAGCAATCAGCATGATTGAAACTAAACACAACATGGTCATGAATACCCATGTAATTGACATTGGAGACAAGCAAGAATACGGCTATGTCTGCGTTTCAGTTGACAACAATGACCTGACTATCAATGTCTATGACAAGGATGGCCTACTGGTCACGCAGGATGTTCACCACCTTCAACGCAAACTGACTGCTGAAGATATTGCCTTTACGGATGCCTATCTACGCAATGTTGCAGACGCAGACGAAAAGGTAGTTCACGAATTCCTGCAGTCATTACATGACCACGACAAATTCTGCGAAGACTATCCCTGCTACTACACAGGACTGGCTGACGCGCGCGGGATGTGGCGTGACGCATTGGCATTCGCCAAAGAAGCAAAGTAACTCCTGAAGCCTCGCGGGTCGGGGCTTTGGGCGGGATTTTCCGCAATTCGTCCTTTAACTTAACTGGAGAAACAAAATGCCAAATTGGTGTGCCAACTCATTGAAAATTGTTGCTACTACTGCTGAGTCTGAGAAGAAACTCGCAGAGATCGTGCAGGAGCTCGAACGCGCAAAAGGCGCTGGAGAAAGTGCAGGAATCTTTAACTTGATCAAGCCCATTCCCGAGGCCTTGATGATCACATCAGGGTGGTTAGGCAAAGACACACCCGAACAGGCTGCTCTCGAAATTGAACAGGCAGCGAACCTCAAGAAATACGGATACAAAGACTGGTATTCATTCTGCACAGGTGAATGGGGCACCAAGTGGGATATGAACAACCAGTATGAAGACGAGCCCTACACGATTGAGGGTAATGCAGTAACGATGGTGTTTGACACTGCATGGGCACCACCTATGCAAATCTACTATGCCCTCGAAGATATGGGTTTTGTAGTAGAGGCCACGTATGTCGAACAGGGCATGGGCTATATCGGTTTCTACGCAGATGGTGTAGATACTTGCGAAAAGATGACCCAGTTTTATCCCGAACCATCGGATGACCCTGAGATGGAAGATTCTGCTATGGACGAGATGACTATCAAAATTTACAACTACTTTGAAAAGAGTGGTTTCACCCATTCACCCTCTAATTTGGGTGGCTGATATTATCACCTGATAATATGAAGCTGACTTGAAACTTACACTGGAGAATGAATATGTCTTGGACTAAAAACTGTCAACACGAAGGGGAATACTCTTGGTGGGAAAGCGATGGGCAGGGCATTCCCCTTGCCCGAGTCTGCGAAAAGTGCATAGACGAAGTGCTATCCAAATACAACCCAGTAGTGCTCGGCCACTACACCCAGTCAGATGTTGACGAACCAATTAACGAGGAATGAAATGAAAGTAACTATTGAATTTGAATTGCCCGAGGGTCAAGAGATACCAAGGGTCGAGGATATTCTCACCCTGACCAGTCCTGACTGGCACATCGAGAAGTGGCACATTTCAGATGTCCAAGGCGATCATGACTGGCTGACAGACGATCAAGCCCGCGAGATTCTTTTGTGGATGAACAAATACCACGATGCCAATATCGGCATTAACTGGGAATTTATTGCCTCAGTAGTGGAAAACAAATTCCCTGAGCCCGAAGAGGTGGACGCATGATCTTGGATACACCCGACCAAATTGCAGTCGCGCGAATGCTTACGCTGCGGAAAGGTTTACAACTTGAGATTAAAGGAATGCGCCATTCAGGACGCAGTTGCTACTCAATCATTAAAAGAGACTTTGGACTGACAGGGACGCGAGCAAAAGTGCTCGAACAATTTGAACAACTTATCCCAAACTTTGAGGAGATTACAAATGGAAGTCGTTGAACTACAAATATTCCAGTTTCATGAGCTGGACGATCAAGCCAAGAGAAATGCGCGTGACTGGTACAGGACAAACTTGGAGTATCCTTGGTTTGACGAAGCCAAGCAGTCCCTAAACGCATTCTGCGACCACTTCAATGTAAACGTGCGAGACTGGAATCTTGGGGATGTTACGGGCTATGTGAAGACAAACGCAGAACAATCCCACTTCAGAGGGATCAAACTCTCTGAACAGGACAGGGATGCCATGCCCACAGGCTTGTGGCTTGACTGCGAACTCTTCCAACACTTCTATGATGAATTCAAACGCACAGGCGATGCCAAAGCCGCATTTGACGATGCACTACACAATCTTGTCCGCGCAGTAAGCAGAGATGTTGAGTATTACTACTCTGACGAATCGGCAGATGAAAACATAGAAACCAATATGTGGACATTTACCGCAGAGGGAAAGTATTACCCTTATTGGCCTAAATAAACCCGCGCAGGGAGTCGGCTGCGGATGCAGTCCCGATTCTCTGCTCAGTATCGTTGAAGTCCTCACCGGCCTCGCCTACCCAGTAGTGCGGGGCTATTTTCTTGGCAGTCGCTACCCCCATTGGGTCATTGTCTGCGATCACCAACGGGTTACTCAGACCCTTGGCCACCTCAAGCATATTCCCTGCTGAGAAGCATACATGGATGGTGTATCTCTCCCGAAGGTGTTTCATTGCCCTACGCACCGACATTCCAGTCGCAAACCCCTCGCACAAGATGTTCCGACCCTTGTTGTCGATGATTAAAGACGCGCCTTTTGTGCGCTGACCTGAGAGAAATCTTTTTGTGCCATCCTGAGATATTAGTTGGCAACCAACTAAATTCTGATGAATCCGCATAGGTAATGCCAGCAGGCCATTCCAGATCAAACCTTTGTCGGGGAACCCCTTCTTCATCAAATACGGATGCTGATCCTTCACCGCATTGTTCAGAATAAATGCGGCCTTGTCTGCTGCCTTGCGCTGACGCAGCTCGGTTTCTTGTTTGGCAGCCAACATTTTCTTGTGTGCGTTCGGGTCTGGAACAAACGGCTCTTCTGATTTGAAAAGAATGTGCTTGTCATGCACCGCAAAGTTAATGAGTGCCCCCTTGTGGCCATCAAAGATGTAAGCCCCGTTCTGCTTTCTAGGGTGGTCTTCAGTCCCAACCCTCACCCAACGATCCAACACCAAATCCTTAATCAGCAGGCCATGAGCTCTTGCAAAGTCTTGAAAGCTCATTTATTTGCCTTCGACTTAGCCCATGCGATGTTCTTGGATTTAATCCAGCCACTGGTCTTTGAGCTGGTTGCCAACGGATTTGCGTGAAGTCCCCTCGGAAATGCTCCATACTTCTCTTTGTACTTATGCGCTGCCCAACCTTCCTTGTACCCGCGCATCTTGGAGTAGTACAACAGCTCAGAGTAGAACTTCTGATTCTCCGACAAAACCTCTCGCTTGGTTATCTCTAACTCTGTTAATTCGCCCGGCACGTTGACAATCTGCTTCATGGCCTTCTCAAAGCCACATTCACCGCATTCCCGACCTGACCAGACCCACAATGCACCACAAGCAGGACACTTGGCCTCCTTCTTTTCTTTCTCGTCTGGCTCTTTCTTCGCAGTTTCAGCCCCGTTTTGGAGCTCAGTCACGCCTTCTACAAACAAAGTGTCCCATTCTTTGCGGAATCTCAGGTAGTTTCCTGAGTGATCCAACCACAAACCAAAGTCTTTACCATCGTAGGGACGCATAATCCGTCCCATTTGCTGCACATGGCTGCTGAAAGACTTGGAAAACGGCCTCGCAGACACGCCTATCATCACATCAGGGACGTCAAAACCTCTGGTCAGTATGTCTGTGGCCACCAGACCATTGATTAGCGTATCTGGGCGAGCAAAATCCTCGATCATTGCCGCTTTGTACTCATCATCTTCCAAATAACTGATGGAAACAAAGTTATATCCGGCCTGATTGAACTGCCTAACCAAGTCCCTACCATGCTCAACACCCGAGCAAAACACGACTGTCTTCCTCGGCCTGCCAAACACTTGCATGGTTTTGTTGATCCACTCCTCAACAATATCGCCCGTGATCTGCATACCGCGCTTGGTGGTTTCGTCTTGTGACCACTCGCCAGCCACCTTCTTTGCCCCACTCATGTTGATCTCTTTGGCAATGTAGATCTTCAACGGGGTAAGCCACTTGTTCTCGATCAGCTCACCCGTAGGTTTAGCCCCGACCACGTTCGTGTAAGTATCCCCCAGTCCATTGGTAAAAGGTGTGGCGGTCAGGCCGATCACCTTCATCTCTGGTCTGTCTTTAATGAACTGGATGATCTGCTTGCGTTGCACATGACACTCATCAATGATCAGCATAGAGACATCGGGAAAGTTCTCCCGACTCTCCAAAGTCTGTGCGCTGCAGACCTGTATCTTCTCGTAAGGCCGATACCGCCAATGGTCTGCCTGCATGACGCCATGGTTGATGTTGTAACCACCAAGGCGCGTACTGGTCTGGTTAACCAACACAATCCGGTCTAAGACCATGGCCACGTTCTTGAGCTGCTTGGCCTCTTCAAGCATGATTGCCATGGCCACCTCGGTCTTTCCAAACCCTGTGGGTGCGTAGAGTAGCTGGCTTCTGTGGCCATCCTTAAAGCCTTGAGCGAGCTTCTCCACGACTTCCGCTTGATGCGGTCTTAATGTAAGCATTTAATTCTCCTGCTGGGATACCGCCCAGCTTCGGGTTATTTCTTCTCTGCCTTCTCAGCGCGCTTCTTCCAGTAGGCCATCTGCTTGATCATCTCAGCGTTCTTACTCTGAAACTCATTGCGTGACTGGGTCATTGTCCTAAGTTGGAACTCAAGGGTCTTGACTTGCTCGCGCAGCTCTTCAATCGTTTGCTGAACTTCTTCACGGGCTTCTTCTGAAACAGGCAATGAACGAACAGCCAACAAGTCTTTGAGTTTTGTATTCTCTTCGGCCATGGCCGTGTGCTCGATGGCCAACTCTTGGAACTTGTCATCCTCGGTGTACTCTGGCGGAGGGGGCGGTGGAGGGGGAGCAACTGGCCGGCCTGACTTAGACACATCTACTCTGCGTCCATTCTTATCAACTGTTGTTGTCTTCTCTAAGCCTAATAACTTACGAACACGGCCTACTGTAGAGATAGACACATCACACAACTCTGCAATGATAAAGTCAGACTCATTACCGTACTCTATGTCTTCCAAGGCCATCTGAACCACGTATCGGCGCTCTTCAGGTGTGCGGGGTTTGCCATGCTTACTATTGGCCTTTAGACAGGCTTTAAACGCATCACGCTTAGTGCCTTGGTTGATACTGGATTCAATATCTAAGAATCCAGCGCGTTTGTGTGCAAAGAAACGATGGAAGCCATCGCTTGGCCAATAGTCTTTGCCATCAAACCATAGCTCAATAGGGGGAAACTTGTCTTTGCCCTCAAGCAATATCTCGGTGTAATGCTGAACCATGGGCTCATCAATCTCTTTGCGGGGCTGGGTGCCACCATCCAAACGGATCTTTTGAAGCTTAATTCTCTCGATGAAAGGGATGTCTGTAGTCATTGTTTTCCTTTTGTTGATGCTCTTTTAGATGCGCGGCCTGCCCAGCAAGAGGCGCAGTGCCATTTTGTATGGCTAAGTTGGATGCCACCCTCTGGCGGCTTTATTTCATTGCAGTTATTGCACTCCTTGTATTGATGTACCGGCTGCTTACTTCCGATTGATAGCTGTTGTTTTGCAAACCCATTCACTTTTTAGACTCCTTCTTGATCGTCATGAGGCCGAGCATTGTTTGAATAGCCCTCTCGTTGTTCATATTGATGATCGTGAACATCCAAGAAAAACACTGTGTCACCCTCAAACCTGACTGTCTTACCTCGATATGTCCACACAGATTTCTGGATTGCAGTGCCTTTCTCTACAAACTCCCTACCAGATTCGGTAATCTTCCAAACCCCATTTAGTCTGCTACCGCTATCCCGATAGCATGGCGCAACCAAACTCCAGTAACGAAGCTTTTGAAAATTGTCCCATTGGTTTCTGGTCAACTTTAAATTTTTGATGTTGACTTCAGCATTTGTCAGATACAACCGCCACAAACCGATAGCCAAGGCTTTGCTAAATGAATGCTTGTATTCAACCATTTTGGCATTGCAATGCTCGCAATACTTTGATTCCTTCATCGTTTCATACTCCTTACATAGATGGCAAACCCTGCCGTTGTGTCTCCGCCGTTCTTCATTGCGTCAAACTCTTTTGCCACTTCTTCCAAAGTATCGTTGCGAATCTTGTTGGAGATCGGGTCAAGCTGGCGCTGAATCATCTGACGCTTACGCCAACCCAGTGCCCTCTCCCATATGTTTAGTTCAGCTTCTGACATATACGCCTTTCAACTCCGGAAATGCTTTATCTACCATTGCTTTAATTCTTTCATTGGTAATCCGCTTTTGCTCTGCGCTCTTAATAAACGGTGCAACAAACCAGTGATACTGATTATTGGCTTTGATCTTGGCCATGATTCGGCGGCGGTTAGTCCTGATCTTCATGGGATTACCACCATCGCATCGTAGATTTCTTGAAGCTCCGTCATCCAATCGACAAGAGCATCGAGCTGGACTATGCGGTGGGCAGTCAAAAACTCTTTGGTGATCTTTACTTCACCTTCGCCCGATTCATCATCCCAAACCAGTTCAATCATTTTTTCTCCTTGTTAAAGTACCACTTCCATCTGCGCTTTTTGGCAATTTGATCAAGCCTTGCCTTGATATATTCTTCAGCCGAGACGCCCATCTTGCGAGCCACTGCTATTTCAGCTGCCAACAAAATGATCTTGCTAATTTTGTTTTCGCCTCTTACCTTTCTGACAATCATCCATTCTTCTCCTTCAGCTTGTCCTCAACCAGCACCTTGAAGATGAATGTGTTTAGATGGTCTGTCTGCCAGTTGGGGAGCTGCTTGATGATTGCCAGCGTCTCTGTATTGGTCAGGTGCTTCCAGGGCTTCTTGGCCTTTCTGGGCTTAAATACGGGCATCCTTGGGTCTGAGAAGAAGTCGGTGTCATCAGACCATGCTGCCCAAGTAAACAGCCAGCGCCACATCATGTCTTGATTGCGGCAGCTGTACTGGTACTGCGCCATTCGCAGGCAAGCTTCTTGTCCGGGCTTCATGTGTTCTTCTCCTTAAGTTTGGCTTCAATGGCGTGGGCAAACTTAATTGCTTGCGTGTCCTCTTCAACGATGAACTCAAAGCACTCTGCTATCTCCGCATCCGTCAGCCCAACCCATCCACGCTCAGGCAACGGATGCCCTGCTTGTTTGTAGGCTTCATCACGCCACAGTTGTGCTCGTTTCCTGTGGTACTCACAGT